ATAAAAGAAAAGAGTTCTCATAGGTTCGACCTTATAGACTCAATGAGTACAACCCTAGCAGATTTAGAGATAGCAAAAAGCGTTATGAAAGACCTAGAAGAAAATTGGAGACTAGAGTGTAAGACGTCATTTAGAATGACTCAGTTAAACGTAGAACTTCAGAACAAAGTATCTGACCTACAGGAAGAAATAGTAGACCTTAACAGAGAAATATGAAGAAGTGTAAACATTGTAAAGAACCATTCAAACCATTGAACGCAAAACAAAAACATTGCTTAAAAAAAGAATGTGTAGAAGCGTGGGTTCTAGAGGCTAATCAGAAAGCGTGGAATATTGAGAAGAAAAGACTTAAGGAAGAACTAGAGACTGTATCCGAATTGACTAAGAAAACTCAGAAACACGTTAACGACTACATAAGAGAGAGAGACAAGGGTAAGGATTGTATCTCGTGTGACAAGCCTCTCAAGGGTAAATTTGATGCGGGTCATTACTTTAACACTACATACTCTGCGGTTAGATTCGATGAGAATAACATTCACGGTCAGTGTACGGTGTGTAACCATAGAAAACACGGCAACCTTATTGAATATCAGATAGGAATAGAGAAGCGTATAGGAGGTGTAGAGTTGTTTGATTTACACCAAAAGGCACACGAAAAGCGTACATATACTAAAGAAGAACTACGTGGTATTACTGAGATATTCAAAGAAAAGAAAAAAAAACTAAAAAAAAACTTGCAGAACTAGAATAAAGTCGTAGCTTTACACCATAATTAAAAACAACAAAAAACACACAACAAAATGACAAAGAGACGAGAACAACTAAGCAGAGAGTTAGCAAAGAACAAGTTAAAAGAACTTGAAGGTAAATTATTATATGAACTTAATGCAATCTTCCCCGAAGAACACCCCGAAAAGCACTTGCAAGAACAACGTATATTTCTGTTATCAGTTCAAGTACACGCTTTAAAAGCAAATATTAATTTTAAAAACCAATAACAAAATGAAACATTTATTTAAGGCACTAGCCAATTTTCAACACGAAGTCCCTACGATTCACAAGGGCACAAAAGGGTATGGTTACTCTTATGCAGACCTACCGACTATCTACAACGTTATTAATCCTATCCTAGATAAGAACGGTTTAGGTGTAACTCAACTACTTAACTCAGATGAGTTGGGAGATTACATTCAGACCATTGTATTTCACTCCGAGAGTGGCGAGACTATAGAGTCTAAGACTAGAATACCTAAAGTTACTCTTAAAGGTATGAATGAGTACCAAGGTTTCGGTTCGGGCGTGACGTACTACCGAAGATATTCGTTGTCTTGTGCATTAGGTCTAGTTACCGATGTTGATAACGATGGTGCGGGACAACAACAACCTAAAGCAAACCAAAACAAAAACATTAAGCTAGTAGAAAAGGCAAAGCCATCTATCTCTAATGAGCGTTTTGAGAAGGCGGTAGCATTAATTAAAGATGGTAAGTACACAGTAGAGAAGTTGAGAGCGTCTTATGTTCTTACAACTCTTCAGATTAAATCACTTCAAGTAGCAGAGTTATGTTAAAAATAAGAGCATCACAAGTAGGTAAAATAATGACGTCCTCTAGGAGTAAAGGGGACGTCTTAAGCAAGACCGCAAAGAGTTACCTAGAGCAACTAGCCAAGGAGGAGTTGTTAGGTGTTAGAACTGAGTTCTCATCTAAGTACACCGATAAGGGCAACATAGTAGAAGATGACTCTATAGCGTTAGTAGAGAAAGTAGGGGGCTTTGGGTTTCTTTATAAGAATGAAGAGTACTTCTCTAATGATTATGTAACAGGCACACCCGATGTATTGACTGATGAGGTTCTTCTAGATGTTAAATCATCTTGGAATGTAGACACGTTCCCGATGTTTGATTATGTTTTAAACAACAAAGACTATTATTATCAACTACAAGCGTATATGTGGCTAACAGGTAAGACAGAATCTTATCTATGTTACTGCCTAGTAGATACACCTAAGTTCATCATTAAGGCAGAGGTTCGTAAACTACACAAGCCTAGATACTCAGATATCAAAGCCATCATTCTTAAGCACAAGTTTAATGCAGATACTGAGAAGTATAGAGTAAAGTCTTTCAAGGTAGAGTTAGACCTAGAAGTGATAGAGCAAATCAAAGAACGCATAGAAGCGTGTAGAGAATACTATAATAACTTAATCAATGGATAAATTAACACACAAAGAACGAAAAGACATTCCTGTATTTACAGGATTCCTAAACTACTTCCCCGATGCGATTCGGGAGGTAGCAAAGGCTTCAAGGATAGCAAACGACCAACACAACCCTAACACGCCTGTTCATTGGGACAGGTCAAAGAGTGGCGACGAACTAGACGCACTAGCTCGACATCTTCTAGAATGTGGCACAATGGATGACGATGGAATACTACACTCTACCAAGGTTGCTTGGCGTTCTTTAGCGAACTTGCAAAAAGAGTGAGAGTCTAGAGGCGAGGCGTTGTTATCTAAGTATAATTACTTAGAAGATAAAATAAAATAAAAGTTTTTTAGGTTTATGCTTGACAATCAATAAAAAAGAGTTATCTTTGACACATATTTAAAAACACAAACAAATGAACAAATTAATTACAACCCTAGCAATCTTACTAAGCACTACATTATATGCTCAGTTAGATATTACCAATGACTTCGAGTCTTGGACATTCACAAACACCGCGGGACTAGAACCGTACGGTGCTATCACTACAACCCTAGCGGGAGGTGGTGCTTACCCTAACAATGATACTACTCTAATGATTTCGCCTTGGTACGAGGTAGCGGGAGACTTAGAGATAGACTTCAAGGTTAAAGGATTCATTGAGAGAAACTACGATTATATGAGGTTTCAGTATAACCTCGGTAACGGATGGGTTACTCTTAAGTCAATGACGGGTAATAAGAATAACCGACACTATAGCTTATTCTTAGAAGCAGTTGAAGGAATGATTCAATTTAGATTCGCTTTAGTTACTGATGAGTCAGTCAATACATACGGAGGTAAGCACTCTAACGGTTGTGGATTTATCAATCTAATGTATTATGATGTATCGTGTTGGAACTTGTGGAGTGATAACGCACTACCTGTAGAGTTCGGAGGTCAAGAGTCTGACTGTAACACTATAAAGTTTTGGACTGAGTCAGAGCATAACTCTTCACACTTTATTGTAGGTCATTCCTACGATGGTGTGTCTTGGTCTATTTTGGATGGTAATATCCAAGCTATGGGCTTCTCTAATAATAGAACATACTACAATATTGATAACACAAAAGGCGGTGGGTTCTTTAAGATATTGCAAATAGATATAGACGGTCAGAACGAAACATTCGGTGCATTCGAAATAGATTGCAACCTATCACTAGACCCTTTGCATAATAACAAGACTATAGAAGGTTATTATAATACAATGGGACAAAAGATAACACCCGAGACTCAAGGTCTAAAGATTGTCAGATATACGGACGGAACAACTAAAACAATATATTAATGTACTACAGTAACAGAACACAAACGAGAACCAAAGACTACTATGCAAAGAGCAAAGAGTTAAAGAAGCTAGTAATCGCAGTAAAGCAGAAACAGGAACGAATCGCAAACGAACAAAAACAAATAACAAATGAGTCAACAAAATAGAATACTAAAGCATTGTCAAAGAATAGCACAGACATTAAACTTAACAGAGAACACGAAAGGAGATGTTCATAAAGCGGGTGCGATACTCTTAGACATAATGAAAGACCTAGACACTCTTAGAGAGATTAGAAAGGCACAAGTAGAAAAACCTAATGACGCAGATTTAGGTAAGGAAGTAAGAATCCTTTTAAAGAAGTAATCAATTAATAAATAAATAAATCAAACAAAATGAGTAATTTCGAAACAAGAGACAACAGTGGTGCATTGTTCACTAACAACAAAAAAGCAGAGAACCACCCCGACTTTAAAGGTAAGTGTAGAGTAAACGGTGTAGATATGGAAGTGGCCGTATGGTCTAAGACATCTGCTAAAGGAACTCAGTATATGAGTATGTCATTCTCTGAGCCTTGGGTTAATCCTAATGCAGAGGTAGAACAACCGAAGGATAAGCCATACGTTGA